AAGAAGAACAGGCTGCTAATCCAGAGGTGGTTGCTGATTTATATGATTACTTAAAGTATATTACCGATGAACAACAAAAAGCACTTAATTCAGATAAAAAAGAATCCGACAAACAGATTGCGAAATTAGAAAGTATTCAGAAATCTATTGAGGAGTTACCTGAGTCAGAGAGAGACAGTGCTAAAATAGCTATAGCTTACGCACAAACATACGAAGGTAGGCAAAATACTGGAATAGGAAAGACAAGATTGGGTGAGTTAGACACAAAAACTTTGAAACAAAACGAAAATTATTTACTCAAAGCTTATGGTGATGGAGATCCGGAACACATAGAAAAATTTGTTAGAGAGGTTAGGTCTCATAAAATTTCAGAAAATTTTGTAAAAGCCTCTTACAGTTCATTACCAAAAAAACTGCAAGAAGCATTAAATAGGAAAGGTAAAGTTGGTGATGCTGGAAAGGGGTTGCATTATCTTGGAAA